CGAGTATTCAGGCATTGACGTTGGACTGACACGCACCTTCCTAAAAGGCGGTGGTGAAATCGTCCCATCAACAGCCGCATCTGCATCAAAAGACGGCGGTAAAGAGTCGTTCGCTGTTGCTGACGAAACGCACCTGTACTCAAGCCCCGAGCTTAAACGAATGCACGAAACCGTAAGGCGTAACCTCGCCAAGCGAAAAGTTGCAGACCCGTGGATGCTCGAAACATCGACAATGTATTCGGTCGGCGAGGAATCAATCGCCGAACAAACGCACCGCTTGTGGATTTCGATACAAGAAGGCCGCACTAAAAATCCAGGCCTGTTATTCGACCACAAGCAAGCGCCCGAGGTCCCAGACCTGCAGGACAGCGAGAAGCTCCGAAAGGCGCTCGCTGTCGTGTATGGGCCCGCATTCAAGTGGCTGGACGCCGACCGCTTAATGGCCGAAATCCAAGACCCAATGACCAAGGCGTCAGATGCAAGGCGTTACTTTTTAAACCAGCCGTCCACAGACACAGACCGCTACATGGATATCACAGCCTGGAATGCAGCCGCAGAACCTGAAGAGCTGCTCGAGGGCACTGAGGTCGTGCTCGGCTACGACGGTTCACGCAAAGACGACGCGACTGTTTTGGTTGCGTGCCGCGTTGAAGACGGCAAGATTTTCCAGCTCGAGTGCTGGGAGCGACCACCTGGGCCTGCGGGTTATGGGTGGGAAGTTCCAAGAGTCGAAGTTGACGAGGCAGTGCGAATGGCGTTCGCCAAGTACAAGGTTCACAAGATATGGGCAGACCCTTCGGGTTGGCAGTCCTACCTTGACGCTTGGAACTCGACATTCGCCGATAAAGTCGTTGCGGTCTATCCTTCTAGTCAGCGAAAGCTTATGGCACAGGGGCTCGACCGTTTTCTCGAGGACACACTCGAGGGCCGTTTGAAACACAGCGGCGCAGCCGAACTTACAAGACACGTGACCAACGCAGTGCCGACTCGGTACGGCCAAGTCATGAAACCATCACACAGTCACAAGATTGACGGTTTGATTGCCGCGGTGCTCGCCTACTTAGGACGCACAGAAGCGCTGGTCAATCCAGAACCCGTGGCTCCCAAAGTCGCTTACCGCACGATTCAAGTCTAGGAGAAAAATGAAGCGTTTTGATGCTGGGCTTGCTATTGAGATAGTCGGAGTTGCACTTGTAACTGTCGGTCTTTGGTTGTTCTCACCGCCGTTTGCACTCATCGCTCTCGGCTCCTTCCTCGTTTGGGCTACAGAAAAGGCTAACTGATGACCGCTGGCATTTACAACGCGACTATCGACCAGGGTGCAACCTGGAGCGTCGTAGTCACATATAAAGATTCAACTGGCACGCCAATCAACTTGACTGGCTATACCGCTGCCATGCAGGTGCGCCAACAGTACAGCTCTGAAACTGCCGATTTGACGCTGACCAGCCCAAGTGGCGGCATCGTTATCACGCCATTGACTGGCGTTGTCACAATCACAATCACGGCTGCACAGACTGCGGCGCTCGAAGAGGGTTACTACGTTTACGACGTTGAGCTCACATCTGGCGCATACAAAGACCGTTTGATTCAGGGCCAACTAACAGTGGCACCAGAGGTCACGCGTGTCTGATAGCCAAAACGAAGTCACCGTCGTCAAGGACATCAACACCGTCCTTATCTCAGACACTGGCGCACAAGGTCCAGTCGGCTCTACAGGTCCGACAGGCCCAACAGGCCCTGCGGGCGCTACAGGCGTAACTGGCCCAGTCGGTGCCACAGGCCCACGCGGCCTTACGGGTCCAACAGGCCCAATCGGTGCAACAGGCCCAATCGGTGCAACAGGCCCAATCGGCGTCACTGGCCCAACGGGTCCAATCGGCGCAACAGGCCCACAAGGAATCCAAGGCATTCAAGGTGAGGTCGGTGTAACGGGCCCAATCGGCGCAACTGGCCCGCAAGGTACAACTGGAGCAACAGGCCCACAGGGACTCATCGGCGTTACAGGCCCAACAGGTCCAGTCGGCGCAACAGGTCCAGTCGGCGCGACAGGGCCACAAGGCATTCAAGGCGTGGTCGGCCCAACAGGTTCAACAGGTCCAGTCGGTGCGACAGGCCCAACGGGTGCAGACTCGTTTGTTCCAGGCCCTACAGGTGCCACAGGTCCAATCGGCGCGACAGGTCCAACGGGCCCAATCGGTGCGACTGGAGCAACAGGCCCAGTCGGTGCCACGGGTGCCACTGGTGCTGCAGGCGCCAATGGCGGTTCAACAAGTTTATTCGATTATAGCGCGGACACTACCGCCACATCTGGTGACCCAGGCCCAGGCGATATCCGCTGGAGCAACGCCACTCAAAGGCTGGCTACCACACTGTTCATTGACCACAATGACACAAACGGCCAAGACATTGATGTGTTCCTTGCCCTGCTAGACGCAGAAGACTTTGTGATTATCCAAGACCGCGATGTTCATACCAACTTTCAGAAGTTTAAGCTGACTGCAGCTGGTACTGTATTTGGCGGCTACACCTCTTTGCCAGTTGTGCTCGATTCGTCGGGTGGCACTGGCACCACTAACTTTTCAAACAATCAAACGCTTGCGCTTTTGCTCATCAGCACTGGCACAACAGGCGCAACAGGCCCAACAGGCCCCGCAGGCGCGACGGGCCCACAAGGCCCAACAGGCGTCACAGGCCCAACAGGCCCAATCGGCGCTACTGGTGCAAGCGGTGCAGATTCGTTCGTGCCAGGCCCTACAGGTCCGACAGGTCCAATCGGTGCTACAGGTCCAGTTGGCGCCACAGGCCCAGCTGGAGCGACAGGCGCAGTTGGAGCAACTGGACCCGCAGGTGTTGATGGTGCCACTGGCCCAACAGGCCCAGCAGGAGCCACTGGCCCAGTCGGTGCCACAGGTCCCGCAGGAGCAACAGGCGCAACAGGGCCACAAGGTATTCAAGGAATCCAAGGCGACGTCGGAGTCACTGGCCCAATCGGTGCCACAGGCCCCGTCGGTGCCACTGGCCCCGTCGGTGCAATAGGTGCCGTCGGCGCTACAGGCCCAGTCGGTGCTACAGGCCCCGTCGGTGCAACAGGTCCAATCGGTGCCACTGGCCCATCTGGAGTTGACGGTGTCACAGGCCCAACAGGTCCAGTCGGCGCTACAGGTCCGCAGGGCGATGTTGGCGCCACAGGCCCAGTCGGTGCAACAGGCGCTACAGGCCCTGCAGGAACGAACGGCACAGTTGGAGCGACAGGTGCCACAGGCCCAGTCGGTGCAACAGGGCCAGTCGGCGCCACAGGTGCCACAGGTCCCTCAGCTTTGACAACAAAGGGCGACCTTGCTACGTTCTCCACCGTGGTCGCTAGACTACCAATCGGCGGCAACGGTCAAGCACTAATCGTTGACACTTCAACCAGCACTGGACTGGCTTGGAGCGATGATATCGAAATCTTACAAATAATGCAAGCACTCTAAAAGAAAGTTGTAACTAATGGCAACAACATCAAAAGCACTCTTTCGTGGAGCTGCAACAACCAACACCGCAACGACACTTTACACAGTGCCCAGCTCAACGGTCACGGTTGTCACCAACATCGTTGTCACCAATACGGCCTCTTTGGCTGGCACGTTCACACTCGCTATCGCTGGAACGAATCTAGCAACGGCAGTCTCTGTGGCCAATAACGATTCAACTATCATCGACATCAAACAACCGCTAACTGCGACACAGACCATTACGGGTGGCGCATCAGCGACTTCGATTAACTTCCACATCTCTGGCGTAGAAATCGCCTAAATGGGAGTATACTCAATCGCTGCTGGCGGTGGCCTCAAAAAGCCACGCACGGTCTACCCAAACATGGGCATCAACTCGCCGTACATTTACGGTGCGATGGTGCCTATTGCGACCTACACTGCTACCGCGAGTTACGGGCGTTATTTTGGTTTCGGCTCTATTCCTCAGACCTTTCAAGACTTGCGCCTCGTTCTCAGTATTCGTTCGGACCTAGCAGCAACCACGGATTTGTTTGGCATGTATTTCAATTCTGGCGAAGGCGGCACGATTAACTCCGAGACGTATTTGAGCGGAGATGGCACCAGTGTTACATCGATTAGAGAAGCGAATCTGTTTACGCTGATTCGTTCCAATATAGCTGGCAACAACGCCACTTCTGGCATCTTTAGCACGGTTACTATTGACATTTTGAATTACGCGAATACAGTCACAAACAAAACCTGCTTGGCAAGAACTGCAACAGAACTCGGCGGCTCTGGAAACTCGACTCTGACTGCAAGTCTGGCGCGCATCACCAGCGCTGTAACGACGATTAACGTTGGAGTCATAGGCTCTGGCACAAATATAGTGGCTGGTTCAACTGCGTCTCTTTACGGAATCAGAGCAGGCAACTCATGAGCATGATTTGGATTGCAACGCAGACTGTTGGCGCTGGCGGAACGCCTAACGTCGAGTTCAACAACATTCCACAGACGTTTACGCATTTGCAGTTGCGCGTTTTTGGGCGCAGCAC